AAGTACGGATCAGCAGTGCTTAAGCCTGTACCATCTGTATTATTTGCCCAATTTGCAATAGACACGCTGTTAGCAGGGAGTGTCATTGGTGTATCACCGATAACAAACGCAGTATTCCTACGATCGTTGTTTAGTGCGACCATATTAGGGATAACCTCAGGGAAGCCTGGTGCAGTAATTAAGTTAAACGCAAACTGTTCTTCGCGAATCTGGGTATTTGCATCAACCGCTGCTTTCATAGCCTTAACAACCATGTTGCGCTGAGCCAGCGATCCCATAAATGGTGCGCCGCTATCCTTTAAGCCACTGACACTAATCCATGCATCAGTTACACTTGGCATATCCTCGCCTGGGAAACTATCTTCGTTGAAGTAGCTGCTAACGAATTTCTTAACATTGTAACCACTACGACGAGTGTTCCACAACAGTGTCCCACGTGGGTATAGCTTGTAGTTAGGTGCATCTAAGTCTAAGTAGTTGCTTGTTGTTAAGTCTTTGATACTTGGTAAATTACCAGCAACAACATCGGTTGTGCCGTCAGTGTCCCATCGTGCATCAGCAAATACGATACCGTTTTGGCTAAAACGGTCAGTTGCATCAATTGCAACCCACTGTTTAGCATCATTGTAACGATATACCTTAGGGAAGTTCTCTAAATCGCTAGTGTCCAGCCACAAATCACCTGCAACTAGTGCGGTGTTATCACTTTGTGATGTTGGCTTAGTTGCTGTTACAATAACGCCGCCTGGATCAGTATTTGTTAAGTTGTAGCCGCGAGCATCGTTTGCAAGATTGCGGTAGCCTTTCCAGCCGTTATCATTAACCATGATGTCAACTGTTGTTGCATCGCCGTAGTACCAATATGTGTTGTCAGCTGGAGCTTTGTACGGTGTTGTAAACCCTACTTCGTACTCTAACCACGACCATGGAGATAAGCTAATGTTACCTTTGCCATCGTCCATGTGTGTAGCAGGAGTAAATCCGGCACCATAAACCATTGTACCAGTTGTGTCACGCAGTACAATAATACCACCTGTTTCGTGTGTTAGCGTAATAGTATTGCCTTTGGCTGACGCACTAACTTCAGGAATACCAACTGCTGAGAAACGAGTTACCCAGTCTGCAGCAGTAGTTACAGTTTCGTTAAAGGTTAGTTGGTATCCAAACAACGTATCAAATCCGCTACGTGAGACGTTTACAGTGAATACGCCACCACCTGCTAATCCAGTAACTGTGCCTGATTGAATCGTTTTGCCCTGGACGTTACGGACTGCTAGTCGTATAGATGACTGATATCCAGTGGATGTTACATCGGTATCGTCAGCTGACGCAATTCCAACAACAGTGCCGTACGGAATGCTAAAGCCGTTTGCAAACGGATCAAGTGCGTAACTTGCTTTTACCATATCTGCAGCAACAACGACTGCCTGGGCCACCCAAGTGTTAGCGTCGCTGTTATATTTCTTAACTGCTAAGTTTACACCTGCCCCAATTGAGGTAGTCTTGACATATACAGATCCAGTTGGACGAGGCACACTGTCAGATGCTCTCCATGCCGGAATATCAATATACGATGCATACGAAACTGTTGGACTGTTATAATCACCAGCAACAATGCCTAACTCTCCGAGCAAGTCGCCACTTAAGTTTACAATCGAAATTACACCATCAGCTGTGAATCCATCGCTTGTGGCGGTTGAATCTGCAAATAGTTGCAATGTACCAGATGCTGTTACTTTTGCAACAACTCCGGTTAATCCCGCAGCGAGTGTAATGTCTTGTGCTAGGTCAGTAACTGACGTTCCAGATACCGTCTGCACAGTAACACCGTTTAACGAAATAGACGAGCCAAGTGTTAACACTGGGTTTAACTCTGTAGATTCAACGGTTGGGTGATGTAGCTGCCATGAATCGTCGCCAACTGGATTCCAATATCCAGTTGGCCCTTTGTGGAATAATTGGTTAGCAGCTAAGCCGTAGTCAGCGTTGACTGTAACAATTGCAAAGTCGCCGTTTTCGCCAATATAGCCATTTGGATAGTTGCCTGCTCCGGATACATCTGCTAGGTCTGTTACAAGAATTGGTGTACGCTTAATAAATTGCCCGGTTGCGGCTTGCCATTCATACACGCCCCAATCAGTTGTGTTTAAATCTAACCAATGGGTTCCGTTGTCTGCTTTACCAACTGGTCGAATGCTTGTTGCTTCTAACTCAGCTAAGTTAACATCGGCACGGATTGAGTATAAACGATTAGTTAAACCTAATGTGCTATACGCCGCTAATAAGCCGTATTCATTCAATGCTGTTCCATGGATCGGAGTTCCACTTGCAGACTGCTTAAAGATCGGTGCGCCTAACTGTGTTACTAGCTCACGTTGGCTAGTAAATACCTGCAATGCAGCCGCATTCTCTTTTGTTGTGCCAGCGGCGGTAGCACCGTTCGCTGTTTTATCTTGTTCTGTTGCTAGGAATACTAGAGGTACTGTTCCAACTGCGCCAGGTATATAGGCGCTTTCGTCTGTTACAGATAACTCTAAACCTGGTGAGATCAATGCCATCTTTTTTCTTCCTTATCATAAGTAATATCTTTGAATGCAACGCAGAATGCCAACACCCAATTCACTTAAATGTATTTATTTGGGGCAGGCAAAAAACCGTCAGTTACGGTGCCCTTAATTAAGGTTTGCCCCGTAAGACGTGGTAAATAGTAGTATGAATTACCGACCTCTTTGCCCTATTTGCGACGATAGACCCGTAGCAGTAAATTGCCGTAAGGGCGATCGGGTATATTATCGTAAGCTATGCGACCCTTGTAGCCGGAAGGGAAAAAAGCTAAAGCCTGCGGCACCGCAATGGTACCGATTCGGGTATCGTAAAAAACCGCATTGTGATAAGTGCGGCTTTAAGGCTAGATACAACAAACAACTAACGGTGTTTCATGTCGACGGGAATCTGTCCAATGTAGACGAATTCAATCTCCGTACAATCTGTGCAAACTGTAAAATAGAGTTACACGAGTCTAAAACTCAATGGAAATCAAGCACTAACATTAGCAATTTCTAATTGGGTAAGTTTTAAATTAATAAGTTGATGTAACTCATTTAACGTTCCGTTATTGTTAATAGTGATATCAAATTCGCTGGTGTGCCTTGCCCAACTCCACTCGCTAGCATGTACCTCAGGATAAGCAACTTCCATATGATCACCTGAGTCAAAAACAATACGCTCCCCATCTTTACCGGCTGCATTAGTTTTAACTGCATTAGCCCACCATGTTGGCATTTCGCCTCTGCGTACAAATATTATCTTTCCGCTGATATCACGGATTGCATTAATTTCATTCGGAAACCGCACATCCGGCACTACAAAGTTTGTAGTAGGATTTGCTAGGACTCGTTGTTTTAGCAAACTTACCCATATCCCATCGTAAAATCCATTACGCATACAGTCGGTGCCGAATAGTTGTAGCACTAGACGTGGTGTAATTTCTTTGCTAGTTTCTGCGGTCCAAAAGGTGTCGGGCTCTTCCCTCCACAATCGTGACTCTGGCGTATCGCCTTCAAGTAACGTTCTATCCCAGTCGAATAGTGTTGCTACTGCATCTTTAAGTTTATCCGCAAAGCTAATTTTTTGATAAGCATGCTCACTAACCAAATAGTCAGCCACTGTGCCTTTACCGCTACCAATTAATCCGCAAATTCCGATAATCATAAAAAAACTCCATGTGTAATACAGTTAGTATACAACATAGAGTTTGTATTGTCAAGCAGTACGTTATCGTTTTTTAATAGCGTTTAGCATCTGAATTAATCTGCTAGTAGGGTTTACCCTTTTTGTTTTTTTAGCTTTTCTTGCTTGTTTAAGTTTAGTATTTGCACGAGTAACTTTCATCTTGGCACGTTTAGCTAGATCAATAGGCTGACTGCAATCGAGTACATGAGGAACCACCCTACCTTGGCGCTGGCCAGTAGTGCAACGCCACTTCATCACTGGTCCTTTTTTGGACTTGGCCCATACTAGCTCGTGCTCGTTTAAGCCATTATCTTCAGGTAAAAACTCGTATGCCCGCATTGTTATTACCCTGTAATCCATGTCAACGGCATGCCGCCATCAACGTAATCTTTTAGTTCTTGCTCAAGTGCCGCTATCTCAGTGATCGCTTCACTTACTAGTGACGGGCCGTTTAGCGCTGTGCCTCCAGACGGGCCTGCAATACTAGCAAATTTACTACGGGCTTCGCCTAGTATACGTTTAGCAACAGAGTATGCATATTCTTGGATCCATGGGTATACCATGTGATCGTTTAACAACATAATATCTGGTTTGTAGTTATCAATTAACAAGCCAATTGTTTCCTCAGACCCAACTGGAATCTTACGTAAGATTGTTAATTTTTTAGTTGAGTTGTTCCACTGGAACTGCATATATCCGCCAAACATCGTCATTGCTAATTCTTGGTACTGCGAATATAGTTCATAACTTAGTAGTCCGCCGACACGACCTGCAACTAGCATGTAGGTGTTCATATATCCTGCAGAGAATGGCTCAAATTGAGTAGCAGTATTACCGGTGACACTACCAATTCCCCGACGGTAAATGCTCCGAACATGCATTATCTCTTTCGGTAACACGTACTCTTGTGTTTCTGGTAATAGTGTTAAAAACGCATGGCTTTGTTCTACTGCATTCGAACTACGCTGTCTGTACTTCTGCAATGCTGTAGTAACTGCTAAGTCGTAATGTTCTTTATCGAGTTCTACATCCACTAGCCCGTCGCCTAGTTTTAATCGGATGTATGTTTCAATTTGGGCACGTAACGAATTAGCGGTAGTCATACCAGACTGATCAAACTCAATTTGACCTGCGCCTGTACCGGTTAGTGGGTCATATAGTGTATCAGCAACTAGGGTGCCGTCTGCGTTTAAACCAGTTTTAAGTGTAGCCATTAGTAAATCCTGCTAAATGTTCTATTGTATTTAGCAGGATTCAAATCGTTATTGGACTTTAAGAAGGAGAGTATCTGTGTTAATTCGTCCGGTAAGTTTAGTGTCAGTGGTCTTAACCGATTCCATAAATTTGCGCAATTGTATTTTGCCTACTTTAGCAAACTCCGCTAGTTGTTCATTAGGTTTACGCAACGTCTTCTGTACACTACCTACTTCCGTGAAGTTTTCGATAGTTGTTCCTTTAACACTAAGCCCACTGGAGTTCAACGAAACATACTTGCCAAGTTTACGAGTTTTTACATTGAAAACCCACAGCTCGCTCGCGCCTAGAATATCAACCGGGTTAATGCTTGCAACCTTTAAACTTGTGTCATCTTTAAGATACTTAAGTTTAGTCACTAGCTTTTCTTTACTCGGTGCTTTCTTAATACGTGCTTTACGAGCAGTCTTTTTAAGTGCTGAGAAGCTGTCACAATCGGCTAATACAGAGTCATACCAATTAATTGCCCGCTTAAAATCAGAGGCTTTCATATGACTATATGCTTCTTTACACTGCTCGTCACCTTTTTTAGCTAGTGCCCAGTCATCCTCTAAACTAGTTTTAAATTTAGAAAAATGATCTGCTACCATACTAATTTTTGCTTGCGGTAGATTCTCGTCCTGAAACAGCTTGTATGCCTCAGGAGGGGTGTTACCGCCTAAGATAATATTATCGTACCGCCCTTCGAGTTCGCCGATTATTTCACTTACTTTTTCATTGAGCCGATCCTGGATAGTAGGCTTCTTGTAAACAACTGCATTGCCAGCTTGGCGTGCGAGCTCTTTTTCTTCTGCTTCTTTTCGAGCAACTAACGGCATGCCTACTTTAATTACTTCTTGTAGCACTTTATGCAGGTGCTCGCTAACAGGTTTAATCTCGCCGGACGTGCCAGCTAAACTTTCCCAATACTCAGCATGAGCTTTATGATAGTCCGGCATACCGTTTACTAACATGCGAGCAAGGTAACAGGTTGAGATATTAATTTTGTGATTTGGTGCGGCTTTTGCGGCTTTAATATCCACAGGTGTATAATCATTGTCCTTCATCCATGTCCATAGATGCGGCATAAGGTCTGCTGATTTAAAATACTCGTAGTAAAAGTCTGCGGCTCTACGTCGACTGCTATGGAATGTTGCACCATCCCACTCCAACGCACCTTCCCATGAAGGTTCTATTATTTTCGCGCCGCGCCTGGGTGCTGAATATTTAATCTTAGGCTTCTTCGGCGCTTTAACGATAGTCTTACGTGTTGTTTTTGCTGACGTGGCCATACAAACTACTCCAAAATTATGTTGAACTCATACTATTATAACAGTAGTTACCTCAGGTGTCAACTAGTTACTTTAGTTGTACCGATTTGGCTAGGCTCCGTTGGGGTACTCTAACTCGCATTAGACTAACTCCGATTCAACCTTATCACATGCTTTTTCAAAGCATTCATAGTATACACCGACGCACTGTTTAGTTGGATTGACACGCATAAACACATCAGCATCCACAAAATTCCAGTTAATAAACCCGTTGTCGTCAATGTTATCGGTAGTGTTAACCGCTTCACGCACATACTGCTCAACTACCCGGTAAAAATCATTCATAGTGTATACCTTGTTTTGTTAGTGTATGTGTATATTATACTGCTATCTTACCAAAAGGTCAACCTTTTTTTGGCGGATTTTTAGTTTTTTTGTACATTAGCTCGTAGTGAGCATCTTTGTAGCTCTTATCTGCAATTAGATAGAGTATAAGGATTACAATTAATAATCCAAATCCTGCAATATATTCGCTGAATATCCATTTACCCAATATAATAATGCTAACAATTACAACTAATAACAATATGCAAATGGATAAATTTTTTAAAAAATGTTTAATGAATATCATCTTGTATGTAATACACAATATAAGGAAAGTCTGCCTGCACGGGCTTAATGTCAACTACTTAGCAATATTAAGTAGTCGACAGATTAAATTCTGGTAAAGAAGAACAGATGCATCCAATTTGGCGATAAATAATAGCATTATTACAGGGATATTAGATCATGCCTAGACTTAGCCTTTGGAAAGACGGAAAACATAGCAACGATTACAAATTTATGGATCGTCGAATCAGTGAGATGTTTACAGTCGGTGGTACTGGAGTTCATGTCCACAAATATATCGGGACTAAAGACCAAGGCGACAAAGGCGATGCAACTCAACCGCAATACTTAAACCAAAGCGAGCAAAATATACAAGATTTATTGTTTGTAGAAAACCGCGATCGCAAATACGACGAAAATGTCTACAATCTCCGCGGGCACTACACTCGAGGCGATAATGATTTTGATTTAACTCAATTTGGAATTTTCCTAAGCGGAAATACTATTATCATGACATTCCATATCAATGATATGGTTAAGTTGCTAGGCCGGCGTATTGTGTCAGGCGATGTCATTGAACTACAACACCTTAAAGATTTTGATAGTTTAGACGAAGATGTACCTGCGGCACTAAAGCGATATTATGTTGCCGGTGACGCTAGTTTTGCTAGCGAAGGATTTACACCAACTTGGTGGCCGCACTTGTGGCGTGTTAAGTTTGAGCCGTTAGTTGATGCACAAGAATACAAAGATATTATTAACAAAATTAAAATATCAGATGACAGCAATACACCTATTGCCCAGATACTAAGTACATACGATAAATCGATTGCAATCAATGATGCAGTAATTGCACAAGCAGAATTCGAAGTTCCTAAAAGCGGTTACGATACATCTAGTTTATATACTCCAAAATTACCCGACGCATTAGGAATTGATTTACCTAGTGCAGACGATACTATATTCAATGCCGGTGACGAAGAAATTCTTGCCAGTGATGATAGTGCTACTGCACAAAACTCGAACACTCGAGTTACTGGGTATTTAACAGGCGCCGTGTTTGGCGGACATACCGGCAGCGGAACTACGTTCCCTGTTTCTCCGAGTATAAACGATATGTTCCTTAGACTTGACTATTTGCCTAATCGAATGTTTAAGTACGACGGAGCGAGATGGGTTAAACAAGTTGACGTAGTACGATCAGGACTAACTCCAAATACGTTAGATAATACTACATTCAGAGACAACTGGATCAACACCAATGAGTCGTATGTTGATCCTGCTGATGCAAATAACACAGTACCGACCCGTCAGGCATTAAGCAAAGCATTTACACCCAAAGCAGATAATAACGGATAATCAAAATGGCAGACACTTACCACCAAAACTTCTTTTATGACGGACAAATAAGACGATTTGTCCAACAGTTTATACGCATGGTTAGCAACGTGTATGTAGAGTTCGGAAGTGAGGATTCTTCTAGCCCAACTGCAATACAACGTGTTCCAGTGATGTACGGCGACCCAAGCAGGCAGGCAGCACAGATTATACGCAACGGTAGCGAAAACAGCATGTCTAGTGTGCCAGCTATGAGCGCATACATAACCTCGTTTGATTACGATCGTGCTAGGGTGCAGGAACCGTTTCATGTAAGTAAAATGCAAATCCGTCAGCGTAGATGGAATCCAGCAACCAATGAATATGACAGCGAGCAGTTTGATAATTTTAACGTAGAGCGGCCAATGCCGGTTCCGTATAGACTAACATTATCGTTAGACATATGGACTAGCAATACTGAACAAAAACTACAATTACTAGAACAATTGTCTACATTGTTTAACCCTAGTTTAGAAATTCAAAGCACCGACAACTACATTGATTGGACTAGCTTAAGCACAGTACTACTAACTAACACTCGGTGGGATAGTAGAACTGTCCCAATGGGCGGGAATAACGACATAAGCATATCTACTATGACTTTTGAGTTACCGATTTGGATTAGTGCGCCAGCTAGAGTTAACCGTCTCGGTGTTATCTATAAAGCTATTAATAGCGTATATGATGCTAACGGTAATATCAATTCGTCGATCATTGACGACCAAACGTACATTGCTAGGAGAGTGACTCAACCGTACGGATATGCTATTATGTACAGTGGTAATACAGTTACACTAATTAAATCAAACCATGTTGCTAGCATCAACGACTTAGTGCTGTCAAACAATGCTGGAGCAAATTGGAAAGGCTTAGTAGAGTTATTCGGATCACTAAACGACGGATTATCCGAAATTCGATTAATCAGTTTAGCAGGCGACGAATCTATATTGCGGGTTTCGTACAATACCGCTGACCCAACACAGCTAATCGTAAGCGAACGTGTCGATGATACATTCCCTGCTAACACCATTAGCGGAGGTATTGACGCTATTATCGACCCTTACAATAAAAACATTATTGATTTAATGTTTGATTCAAGCGGTAACTACGCTCCCGGGCAAAATAGAGATATTTCAAGAACCGGGCAAAATGTTAGGTATTTAACGTTAGGAAATATTGGCAGCGGCGACAATGCAGACAGTGCTGAAGTTTGGGGAGGCGGAGAAAACCGCAACTTTATTGCTGAAGAAAACGACATAATCGAGTACGACTTACTGACAGGTAGATGGAGGGTAGTATTCGATTCCAGCACAGAAAACAATCTCGAGTATGTTACTAACTTAAATACAAATATACAATATAAATGGTTTGATGGACAATGGACAAAAAGCGTCGAGGGCATTTACCAGGAAGGCGAATGGAGCATTGTGCTTTAACTGGTGTTGGGTGTGTACTATACGCACAGGACACCAAACGATTTTTATTCCTGCTACGCAGTAACGATACTAAGCACAGTAAAACTTGGGGATTGCCTGGGGGTAAAGTTGAACCTAACGAAACTCCAATTGATGGATTACGTAGAGAGATTTACGAAGAAATTGGATTAACTGATGTTACTCGCTTCGTTCATTTAGAAACGTTCACTAGTGATAACGAAAAGTTTGTATTCCACACCTACTTTGGAACAGTGGTTAACGAGTTCATACCAACATTAAACCACGAGCATGTTGGGTATTGCTGGGTTCCTATAAAAGAATACCCCCGGCCTATGCATCCGGGGGTATGGCGTAGTTTTCAGTTCGACCGTGTAGTCGACAAACTTGAAACTATTCAATCATTAACCGATATCAGCTTCCAGGATAAACTGCTGAACGCTAATATGTCGAACATTTGACATTGCATTCCACTCTGCAGGGAATGTTCCACCTGATTCCTGTGTAATATACACAAACTCAGTGTCTGGGTATGTCTTAAAGATAATACCAGCACTTTGCACCCAGAATGGACGCTCTTTGTCTTCTGTTTCGCAACCTAGCATAAAGATTTTAGTATGGCCATCAAATGCCGCAATGTAAATAGCAAGAGTACCAGCGTTAAACGGTGGATCTTGTGGGACTAGATACATTTTACCTGGATACTTTAAAAGTTGTTTGCTGTTTGTATAAACAACACTCTTTTTATGATAGCCAGACGCTACTAACTCTTCAACATTGTCTGGGCCAACAGCGACGTGAAAATCGGTAACAATGTTTTTAAACATATCGTTGCATCCATACGTTTGCAACTTGTTGCTACCTAATAGGCCACCGCGGTGATCTTTAAGTTTGTTCAATGGGAATTTCTTAGCTGTTTCGCCACCACCAATGACAACTGCTTGAGTTGTGATGTAGTTATTAAAAACGCTGTTTGGAACCCATTCCTTAACTGGCTCTTGCTGTTGTCCGTCACGGAATTCTAGAAATGTTGCAACGTCTTCACCGGTGTATGTTGCTCTAAATTTTTGTTCTATTTTATACATTTTGCAGTGGCTCCTATAAAATTGTTCTGCATGCTCATCATATACTTATGCATTTTTAGTTTGAAATATACGTAGCATACACTTTTACACTATTGTTATTGCCTGACCCTGTATATAATAGGCGGACTACATCGTTAACTATGTCGGTACTAAACTCTCCTAGCGATGTTAATGTTGCAACTTCGCCGTATATTGATATAGTCGATTCGGATCCGTTATGCACGACTAATGCCTCAATTACATTATAATTAGTTGCATTGCTAACTGTAATAATGTACTTGGCAGCCCTATAATCCGATAATGCAAATGTATCCACTGGGCTTGTACTAGTATCAACTTGAGTTGCTAGTGGCATAGAGATTACCGTGCCACTAACTGCAATATCACCGGTTAATTCAATATTTCCAGATCCGCTAATAGTATTACTGTTTAAGTTTAGATTGCCGCCTAGCTCAGGTGTTAAATCATATACTAAATCGGTTAAGCCAGTGAGCACACTTGCGCCAACATACCCATTGGTAGTGCTACTACCAAGTGACATTCGCTGTACAGTAACTTTACAACTAACGCTGTCACCAACTGCCGATAATACAATATTACCATCAGTAATCGAAACTGTTGATGTTATTACTTCGTGCGCAGAGTCTGACAAAAGTATACTGTGCTCGCTGTAATTAACAGTAGTCCCATTGGTAACTGCATCAATAACCGACGTACGGTACGTCCCATTTATTAAATCCCTAGCCGATACTATCCATTGGACTGTAGTAATTCCAGACGCATTAATATAATCAACTTGCACAGGCGAAGTAGCAACACTAACTTCCTTAATATAGATGTTACTATTTTGAATGTTTGAAACAAATGCAAGGGCAGTTGACCCTATAACAATTGGGTCAGGAGTCGTTAGTCGCCATAACTTGGATCCATAGTCTGTCCCTTCTGTTGTAGCTAACATAATACCCGATGTGATATTTGCATTAGAATTAAAGTCTAACGCTCGCACCCATGTACCGTTATCGCCGGACCCAAGTGAAGATACAAAGTATACTCCGTTTTCGCTTGCATCTGCTTGCCCAACTGCTAATACTCTGTCGCCAACTTGAAGGTTAACATAATCAACTGTTGCAGGAGCTCCGCCAGACATATTAATGTTCGTAGATTGTACTACACGACAACTGTTTTTAAAGTCAGAGTCTTGAAGCTGGTTTAAGCGTGGTCTGGTTAATCCCATTTGTTAAATTCCCTAGTATAGCATATTTATCCCAGAGTTGATTTAAGTTCCGGTGGTAGAGTATTATACAGTTCCACTAGTTGGGCTGTATCAAATTTTTCTAATGTAGGTATACTAGTAAAATCCCACGAAAGTATTTACTCGTAAAAAAAGCACCCGAAGGTGCTTTTTTAGGTAGGTGTTAATTAATTAACGACCAACTGCTACTTCGATTACGCCATTTTGGCCATCAAAGTTTGCAAGTGCCTTACCAATAACCATTCCGGCTTTCGGCTCGCTTGGTGCTCTCATTGCGTGTCCGTTAGGACCAGCAATCATAAGATCACCCTTACGTACTGGACCAGATACTTTACATGGTACACGACCAGTAAATGCAACTGCCATTACGGTTGCACCTTTTAAACCAGTGTTCATTAAGAATCCTGGAGCTGTTGAAATTACACCAGCAATACGTGTTGAGCCACTGGCAGCAACAGTAATTTCTTCTGCACCACCAAACTCAACTACGGTACCTGCTTCGTAGACTCTATCACCAACATAGTTTTCTGCCAAGTCAGCATAACGTGCATTAGTTGCTGTACCAGTCATTACGCCAGCACTGAAGTTGCCACTAGCATCACGGAATACTATTGTACTTCCGGTGTTAGCACTAGTAGCGTTTGATGTCACAGTAAATGTGCCACTATCTGCAGAACCACTGATACCGCTACCGGAAGTAGCGCCGGCAGTTAGTTTGCCGTCAAGTTCGGCTTGCAGACCATCGATGTTAGCAATAGTGTGGTTGTGTGAGTCGTCTGCAATTGTTGCTGTCAATGTTACGTTAGCACTTCCATCAACACTTACAGAACCACTTAGATCACCACCTAGTGTAATTGTACGAGCTGTAGACCACTGGTTAGCATTCTGAACTGTTGTGATTGCTCCAATTGCCGCTGACAATTCAGCATCAGTTGCCATTGCATCTTGAATTTCCTTCAAAGTGTCAAAGGCTGCACTTGCACCATTGGTTAGGTCGCTAATACTAGTACTGATTGCTGAATCAACATAAGACTTAGCAACGATAGTACCGTACGCGGCGCCATCTGTTGTAAATTCCCAAACGTCATTGGCTTCATTCCAACGCACCTGTACTGCGGCTTCATCGCCACGAACAACACGGAAACCAGCATTTTCAGTCGGTGTACCAGTTGTAAAGTTACTGTTCAAGTCAATGATGTTATCAGCTAGGCTAATTGTTTCACTGTTGATAGTAGTTACTGTTCCAGCAATAGTTAAATCACCGCCAACACGTAATGCGCCAGTGACGTTAACATAACCCGATCCGTTAGCAGATAAGTTTAAGTTGCTGTTTGTTGTTTTAGAAATAATAGAATCAGTTGTTACACCAACTGCAACAGCAACTGGGTTGCCTGCGCTGTTAGTAATGTTAGTACCATCCTGAATCTGGAATGTACCTTTTGCAAGGATAACACCTGATCCTGTTGGATCTAATTCTAAGTTACCCGAACCGGATGTCTGAAACACTAGGTTTTGATTTGCATCTGCTGAAACAACGATGTTACCAGAATCTTCTTGAAGAACTTTCTGACCGTTAACATACAAAGAACCGGACGATACGAAAACGTCCTTCCATGCAAATGAAGGGCTACCCAATGAGTAACCAGTTGTACCGTCGGAGTTAATCGTTGGAATGATACCGTCTGCGGTAATATTAAAAATTGTACTGCCGTCAATTGTTACTGAGACATCGCTGCCGGAACCAGTATCAGTTAGTGCAATACTTGTATCGTTTTTAGCGATACTTGCTGTGCTTAGGTTACCACTAATGGTACCTGTTGTTGTTATGTTACCAGTTGCGGCATCAATTTCTAATGCACCAACTGTAAGACCATTTTTTACTACAAAATTGCTGTTTGCCATAGTTCATTCTCCCTATGTAAGGCATTGTGTGACTGGGCATTATGCCCAGTCACTGTTTCTAAATTACACTGCGATGTACTGTTTTGCTACACGCACTGTTGCTGATCCGCTTGCTGGCTCTGCTTGTACAAGCACATTGGAACCACTCATTGTTGCTGAGTATTCCATGAACTCGCCGTTCGTAGCAGTTTGACCGTAAACGGTTACCGTTGCTGTTGTACCATCATGTATTACCAACAATTCAGCTACTTCGTAGTCTGTACCGTTAGTTGATTGTACCACTAGTTTAGCACTACGGATTGCGTTTCCGTCAATTGTTACAAGAGTCGATGGAGCACCAGCTGCTATAACTACGCCGGCCTTGTTCTCAACTAATGCACCATCTGTATTCCAGTATGATGTAATAGTACCAGCACTTGTACCAGTGTAGATGTTAATAGCACCGTTAACTGGCTCCAACTTCATAACACCGTTGCCACTAGCAACACCACTCAATGAGCTAGTTGTTACTAAGATTCTAACGTCAATAACGTCGCCTGTTGCAGGTGCTTCAGTGAACGTGAGTGTTGTGCTACTTACAGAGTAAGCACTTGTTGGTAATTGAACAACACCGTTAATACTTACAACTACGCCGGCTGTAGTAGCGTCTTGGCTTAATGTAAATGCTACAGTTGAATTATCACCGCTGAAACTGTCTGCTGTAATTAGAGTAAAGTCGCCTGCTAGGTTCTTCCACTCTGCACCAGTGTAAATTTCAGCAGAACCAACTGTACTGTTGTAACGTAGCATACCTTGTTCAGGAGCAGCCGGACGCTGTGCATTTGAACCAGATGGAATCATTATCGAATCTGTACCAATAACTTTCAATCTTGCTTCAGTTGTTAAGTCACCTGATGTGCCGTCACCACCAATGATCACTTGGTCGTATGTTGCACTTGCTACTACACGGAATAGACCGTCTAATGATGCACCTAATGTAGTTAGGTAGTTACCTGCTGTGTTGTCTGGGTTTACTGTTACTGCGGTAAATGTTGCAGTATCAGGAGCGTTAGCACCAATAACACCGTCTAAGTCACCAGTTACATTACCAGTTACATCACCAGTTAAGTCGCCGGTTACGTTACCTGTTACGTTACCTGTTAGGTCACCAGTTACATCACCTGTTACGTTACCTGTTACGTTACCTGTTAGGTCACCAGTTACATCACCTGTTACATCGCCAGTTACATTACCAGTTACGTTACCTGTTAGATCGCCGGTTACATCACCTGTTAGGTCACCAGTTACATTACCTGTAACATTGCCTGTTAGGTCACCAGTTACATTACCTGTTACGTTACCAGTGTGGATACCTGTACTGTTACCAGTTAAGTTACCAGTTACATTACCAGTTACTGCACCTATTAAGTCACCAGTAAAGCCACCGCTTGCTGTTACTGTTGTACCTGCTACTGCACCAGTTAAGTCGCCAGTTACATTACCAGTTACATTACCTACAACATTGCCAGTATGTAGACCTGTGCTATTACCAGTTAAGTTACCAGTTACGTTACCAGTTAGTGCGCCAGTGAAGCCACCGCTTGCGGATACTGTTGTACCTGCTACTGCACCAGTGTGTAGGCCTGTACTGTCACCAGTTAGATCGCCTGTTACATCACCTACAACATTACCTGTTACGTTACCTGTTACGTTACCAGTTACGTTACCAGTGTGTACACCTGTACTGTTACCAGTTAAGTCACCAGTTACATTACCTGTTACGTTACCTGTTAGGTCACCAGTTACATCACCAGTTACATCACCAGTTACATTTCCTGTTAGTGCGCCTGTAAAGCCACCGCTTGCTGAAACTGTTGTACCTACAACTGAACCAGTGTGGATACCTGTACTGTTACCAGTTAGGTCGCCAGTAAATCCTGCTGAGGTTATACTTGTTAATCCTGCAAATGTTGTTACCGCAGTACCTAGCACAACATCGGTTGTACCAATTGTAACTTTGCTGTTAATTAGCTTGGCATTAGCAATTGAACCTGCTAACATTGTGTTGGTTACTGTACCAGCGTCTGTTGTATAAACACCATTGGTAACTGTACCAGCGTTGCCAGTTACGTTACCAGTTACATCACCAGTTAAATCACCAACTACGTCACCTGTTACGTCACCTGTCAAATCGCCAGTTACGTTACCTGTTACATTACCAGTTACGTTACCAGTTACATCACCAGTTAGGTCGCCTGTTACGTTAGCGTAAACTTCTTTATTGAAGTCCCAACTATCAGTGCCTGAAGCGTAAGTAATTGTAGCGCCTGCACCATCAACTGTTAAACCAGCACCATTAGCTGCGGTTGCATCGGCTGCACCTTTAGCAACAGTAATGTTGATGTCTGCAATATCAACTGTGTTAGAGTTAATTGCGGTTAATGTACCGTTAACTGTTAAGTCACCACCAACAGTTAAGTCACCAACTGTAGTTACGTCTGTTGGTAAACCAATTGTAACTGTATTGTCAGTAACGACGACTGTTGTTTCGCCTGCTGTACCAGCAAACGTTACTGTATCAGTAGCTAGGTTAACAACATCGGTAGTAGTACCGTCTGTCATTGTCATTGTACTAGAAACACTTACCTGACTAGCACTAGTGATACGACCTTTTGCATCTACTGTAATAGCGGCTGCGTGTGTTGAGTCACCGTATGTACCTGGAGTAACACCAGATGTAGCTAATGTCAATGCTAAGTCAACTGCGCCAGTACCATCGAATGATACGGCAGCGGCTGTTGCGTCACCGGAAGCGCTAAAGTTTTGTGCTGTGGCTAGTGCTGTTGCTGTATCGGCATTACCAGTTACATCACCAGTTAAATCACCAGTTACATCACCAGTTACATCGCCAGTTACGTTACCTGTTAAGTCGCCTGTGAAGCCAGCACTTGCTGATACTGACGCACCAACAACGTTACCTGTTAGGTCACCAGTTACATTACCTGTTAGGTCGCCAGTTACATCGCCAGTTACATCACCAGTTAGGTCGCCTGTTACATTACCTGTTAGGTTGCCTGTTACATTACCTGTTACGTTACCAACAACGTTACCAGTTAGATCACCTGTTACATCGCCAGTTACATTACCAGTTACGTTACCAGTTAGAGCACCAACTACGTCACCAGTTAAATCGCCAACTACGTCACCAGTTACATTACCAGTTAAGTCGCCAGTTACGTTACCAGTTACATCACCAGTTAAGTCGCCAGTTACGTTACCTGTAACATTGCCTGTAACATTGCCTGTTACTGCACCTATTAGGTCGCCAGTGAAGCCACCGCTTGCTGATACTGTTGTACCTGTTACTGCACCGGTTAAGTTGCCTGTAACATTACCTGTTACGTTACCTGTAACATTACCTGTTACATCGCCTGTTAGGTCGCCAGTTACATCGCCAGTTACATCACCAGTTAGTGCGCCAGTTACATTACCTGTAACATTGCCTGTTACGTTACCGGTCAAGTCGCCAGTTACATCGCCTGTTACATCACCAGTTAGTGCGCCAGTTACATTACCTGTAACATTGCCTGTTAC